AATAGGACCATAAGTGACCCCGATTGCGCTATTGCGACCGAATTTGTGAATAACTGAATGACCCGGCATTTCGCCAGATGCCAAGCGCAAACCAGCGGGATATGCGCCTTGGACGGGGTGGATGCTCATTTAGCGCCCTTCCTTCCAGTCTTGAATTTCGCGGCAGGCTTTGTGACTTTTGCGGGCTTATCCGAAAACTTCACCTGCGTCTTAGCGTCAAAATCAGCTTCATTGATAACGCACCAACCGCGCGTCGCGTGAACAATTTTGATAGTCGGAATGATAGCCATGACATTGCGCTCCTGTTGAATGGGGCCGCTCGAAAGCGACCCCGTTTAGCTTATCCGAGCAGGATTGCCACGCCGTCGTCTTTCCAGACTTTGGCGTCATAAAGGACCGTCACGTCCAGCATCGCTTTCTTGTAACCTTTATAGGCTGAGAACTGATAAACCATGCCGCTGTGCGGGTCTTGCACAGTCATCATGTCAGTTGCAGCGTCGCCGCCGTTTGGATTGGCAAGTGGACGCATGACAAGTTCACAAGATGGCTGATGAACTGCGATGTTTGCAGTTGATGCCGCTGTGATCGACAATGCAACGCCGTCAGCAAGTGTTTCACGAAGGCCGGGGCCACCGATGGTCACAATGCCTGCGGCTGCGATGCCTGTGGTGACAACGTATTTGTTTGTATCACCCGCAAAGGTGATTACGTCGCCAGCCAAGACCGTACCTGTGCCGCCGTCAACAGTGATGGCAGTTGCACCAACCGCATAAGTGCCATCGGTGATGTAGCTTGCACCGCCGCCGACCGCAGTCGAAACAGGTGCAGCGCTTTCTTTCAGGTTGAAGCCTTGCAGATTGAGCAAAGTACCCTGACGCAGCATTGTATCGTTGCCGCTTGTGTCAACGCCAGTCAGCGAAGCCAGTTGGCGCAGATTAGTGCCTGCAAGCGAGTTGACCACAAGCGAGTTCTGACCCGAATTTACTGGCATACCGTTGTCAAACAAAACCTGACGAACTTCGGCAACTTCATTGAAGTTTGAAGCGAAAGGGGTTGTGCCAGCGGCTCCGACAGCGCGAGAAGCGTTTGCACGCAGCTTGCCCCAAAGGAAACTTTCGATCGAGTTGGTGATGCCGCGCATGGCTTGGGCGATCTGGTCGCCATAGATGGTTTCAAAGCCAGAACCGTTGTTGACGTGCTTTACGTCTTCGCCAGTCCAAGGAATTTGCACATTTGCAATCTGCGAAACGGTCATGGTCTTGCTGTCAACCGTTTGATCGTCACCCTCTGGAATGGTCATGGATGGCGTTGCGGAAGTGTTGACAACAGCGGCGCGAGTGAAGTGCGACCGCACCGTGTCGCCCTGCGCGGCGGCTTCTGAACCACTGTTGATGGTGACAGACGGGATAAGGCCAACGGCCTCGCGTCCAATGATGTCAGCGGCTTTGTAGATGTCCGCTGCAAGGTCTGTGAGTACGTTTGCCATTTGGCGAAACTCCTATAACGCGGTCAGTCTTTTAACTTGCCGCCTGATTTTGAATGAGCAGACCGTTCCGCGTGGCTCATGGCATCGAATTGCGCCCGCGTAATTGTGTCCGAGGATGGCTTCCCGCCGTTTGAACCCGGTGGCTTCCCGCCGCCCGGTAGAGATGTGTCACGCATCAAATCTGACATCGTGACCGAAAGGTCTTTCGCCAAATCGGCTAAAGTCCCGCCATGCAAAGGACCAGTCCCCTGCATGTGTGTTCCGTCTGGCATCATCACTTCTGGCGTGCCATCTTCACTATATCTTATACGAGAAAGCGCAGAGTTAGCAACAGGGTCGATTGCACCCGTTATAAATCCAGCTTTTGCAAGCTCTGATTTCAATTCAGATAAAGCGTTTCGCTGAAACAGTTTAGAAATGCGTTCATCTTTTGCCGCGTTTTCTTCGGCGTGCTTCTTTTCCATTGCGTCGAGCCGCGCCTGCGCATCCTCTGCGCCTTTGCCTGTGCCTTTGGCTTTTTCAGTCAGGTCGGCAATCTTTGCAGCAAGTTCGTCAGGGTGCTTGGCTAGCTTGCCCCATCCTTCAATTTGCCCGCGCAGATTTGTCACGGTGCTTTTAAGGCCGCTTACGTCTTCGGGCGGTGGAACCGCGCCAAGGTCAAGGTGGCCGTCAGCTACAAGCGGCTGCATCCATTCTGGCAATGTGGTTGTGTCGGGGATTTCGATTTTCATGGTGTGACTTCCTGTCTGTTGCGGGCTTCCTGCCCTGTGGGGGTTATCGGTTTAATTCATCAAGGGTCAATGTGCGCCCTGAATTATCAACGAAGCTGCGCACGCTTTCGCCCGCGCGGAATTTGTCGGCTCTTGGTTTGCCAAGAAGTTCGTTCTGAAATTTACTGTCTTTCTTGCGCAGGAAATCGTCAAACGTCGATCCCGCTGGAATTTGCCCGTTCATGCTTGCGCGCGTGCCTTCGGGTGCTTCTTTCAGATCAATGCCCAATTCCTTCCACGACTTGATAATTGGCGTGGTGCTGGATCGGCAGTTGAAATGAGCAGGCGGGCGCGGGCCTTTGTTCGGCGGGTAGACAACGCCATCACGGGCTTGGCAGATCGGGCTTGTGCGCCCGTCGAGCGTTGACACCCATTGCACGCCCTTGATGAGCCGCTCGTTGTCGCCATAGACGCTTTCACGCGCCACGTTGGCGGTGTGGCTTAGGGCAGTGCGCACCGTGGCTTCCATGTCGCGGCGGGCTTTGTTGAACACGCCGTTTTTATAGCCTTGAATTGCAGTGCCGCGCACCGCGCGAATTATTTGTGGGGTAGTTTGCCCCTCAAGATACCCCAAGCGGATTGTGTCGCGGATTTTGCGATAGGCCGCGTCGGGCAATTCGCGGTAGACATCGGCGAGCAGTTTACCTTGGAATGGTCGGGCTTTTGCCGCTGCCAATATCTGCGCAGACGCAGGCGTGACTGTATTGACCACAATCGGGATTGTCTCATTCAATGCCTTTGCTATAAATTCGCTTTCGACCCCTACAAGGCCATCCATGTCGATTTGCAGAACGCCAAAAGCGTCCTTGTAAGCCGTGGCGATGATTGCGCGAATATCCTTGAGCAGCTTTTCTTGCCGCGTGCGGCTTAGGTTGTCGCCAGCCGTCAACAGCCGCTCAATGATGCGGGCCTCGCTTGCCTTGAGGCTGTTTAGCACGCGACGGGTCGCGCCCTTGTAGAACCGTTGCAAGGCGATGTCCCTGTCCGTCAGTCGATCAAGGATTTCGTCGTTGACCGCCATTTATGCCTCGCCAAGATCAGGGGCAGTGAAGTCGATGCGGTCGATTTCATCCTCTGCAATCGTGTCAGCGCTGATGAAATTTCGTCGCGCCAGTTCTTCGATGAATTTGGATTGCGACAGGTTGCCCGTCGTAACAGCGGCAAGCAATGCCATCACATCTTGCGCGGCGAGGGCGGCGGTTCCAAAGTCGGTGTTCACGTCGATTGTAAACGGTTGTTCGCCCAGCCCTGCATAGACATTCATCCACGTCAGCGCCTGTTCCATCGCGTCCTTGAGGCTGTCGGCCATTTGCGCAAGCGTGCTGCTTTCTTTTTCCGCCTCAAGCGCCGCGCCCGTTGCGCTGGATTGCGCGACTTTATTGGCCTGCAATTGCAAACCCAATTCGGCCATCTGCGTTTCCATGTCTTTCAACATATCCATGCCCGTTTGCGTGGCTGCGGTGTCGGTCTTGACCCATTCGGCCTTTGCGCTGGCATCGCGCGCAATCATTGCCATGTTGGACGAAAGCACCATTTCCGTTTCGTCATCAAAGCCCGCCAAGAGCATGACGGGGATCAGCGAATAATGCGAGTTGTTGCGGATCGACGATTGCAACTGCCAATGGCTGATGTTGATATCGGCCATGCCTTCCAGCGGTGGCTTGCCTGTGAAGAAGCCCGTGCGGTGCGCATAGTACGGCACAACCGTGATTTCAGGCGACGCGCTTAGATACGTTTCGAACAACACCCATTCGTCGCCTTTTTTTGATTTGCGATACAGACGCACCTGCACCGCGCCCGTCAGGCGATCCAACACGCGCACTTGCTCAATCTCAATGCTTGCAAATTCGTCCTTGGGGTCAACTTCCGTCACGGTTTCCATGATACGCAACTGTGACAGCGCCATAGCGTTTCCATATAACGCCGTTTGCCAGCCAAGTATGTCCTCAACCCGCAAGTGAACCAGATAAGGCCGCAAGCCCTTTGCTGCCGCCTGTGCCTTGGTTGCCTCGCCTTCTTTGCGCGGGGCTTCAACCATGATGTAGCTGATGCCTGCGGAAAAGCCGTCGCGGAATACTTCAAGCGCAAAGCGGGATAAATCGCGGCCCTGCATGTCGATGTTTTGCGCCCATGTTTCCATTTGCGGCGATGCGTCAACCAGTTCAACGGGCTTGCTGAACACCTTGCCCGTCATTTGTTCGACTGCGCGGGGGAAGGCTTCGAATAGCGTGCTGCGGTCCAGCTTGGCCGCATATGCCTCGTTGGTTTCGGCCTCGAACTTGGGCAGGTATGTTTCACCCGCCGCGCGCATTGCTGCGGTGCCACCCATTAGGGCGCGGCCTTTGGTTGTGGCCTCAATCATGGCCGTGACTGTGGCCGTCCGTTTTGCAACTGTTTTAGACATATCTGGCCCTCATTAAATTGGCATCTTGATCTGACGCATTCCCGGTTTTATAACTGGCATCCGCTGGTGGGCCAAGTATCCAAGCGCGTCGTTGTGGTGGTCATGCCCCGCTGTCTTATCAGGTTCCCCGTTTTTATC